ATTTTGAGAATAGAACTCAACCAATCAGAAAAATCATCACCAAATCCATCTTCAAAATGCCAATTGTGAGTGTTCTCTGTAATATAATCAACTGACGGACTAAACCATCCTTTTGGATAAACTGTATAGGATTTTAAAGAGATGTATCTTTCTAGTGGATCTCTCGCAACAGAGATATGAGGAATATCCTTCACCTTTAGATGTTTTTCATACAATTCTCTGTGTAAGTGAGAAATTTCTATACCATCAATTGTGTCCCATATGTTTTGTTCTGGTTCAAATCCGTTTTGTTTTATGTTTTCTTGTAGAAACCTACCAGCAGATCTAGGAATGTGAATGAAGAAAAATCTTTCTCCGGTTTCTTTATGACGATACGTTGGCATTAAACCAGAAGGATAAAACATATCTAGTTCCCGTCTCAACCTTACTGACGTGATGTAGATACTCTCTATTTGAAAAAATCAATAACTTGCCTGCTTTTGGTTTCACATCATACCATACACTTCCATCGATATTATCAAATTGTGTGTGTCCTCCAATATAATCATCATTTAGATAGAGAAATGCTGCGAGTACATTAGGACTATACATTTCAGACTTATCATAATGAGGTTTCATAAACGTGCCAGTAGGCCATCGTATAACACCACAATAATCTAACTGTATTTCCTTATGAAAAGACTTACAAATTTCGGTCACATTTGCGATCACATTGGAAAATAGTTCATCCTTTGACAATTTAATATCAACGGGTTTTACATCTCCACCAAGATAAATTGCACCATAATCCCCATCAGGTTCTGGTATATCAGGACCATAACTCAAGCTCTCTTGAGAATTTGAATGTGTTACCGCCTCTAAAAAAGTGTCATTTTCATCATGATGAAGATCGATAAATGGTTTGCATAAAGTAGGATTTAAAAATTCCTCTTCGATATAAAGTAATTTTTTCATTATCTGTTATACCATATATTAAGTGCAAATCTTTCAGTTCCTTCTATCTTAGTAACATGATGTTTATAAATTGAGTTAGAAAAAACAAGTAACTTTCCTGTCTCTGGTTTCACCTCACATTCTTCAAATCCAGTATGTCCTCCAGTGTAATCATCATTTAAGTAAAGAACTGCTGCGAACAAATCTGGTTCCTGATCAGGTCTATGTGGGTCGATATGTGGTTTCATAAATGTACCAACTGGCCACCGCACCACAGCCGCATAATCTATGACTACTCTATCATCAAAAGTTTTACAGAGGTTTGTGACTCTATCAACTACGTTATTCCTTTCTTTCTCAAAATAAATTCCATCAAGAGTTGTGAGATACGTGTTTCCACCTCTACTCTCATTACCGTAAGGGATTTCTTCTTTATTTGATTTAGAAAGTTGTATTAATTCTTGACATTCACTAGAAGATATAAAATTCTCCTCGATATAAATTAACTTTCTCATCTAGTAATTGTATTAGGTGGTCCAGCAAACCTTGGGTCATTATAAATTGGGTTCTCAGCATCTGGTTTATAGTTTGGATCAGGATAATCAAAACAATTTTCACCTTCATACTCAACAATCAGAGGGTTGATATCCTTACGTTCTGCATAGACATGATAGAAACAATTGATAGGCATCCCACCCATCGCTTGTAGATAAATCTTCTCACTATCCCAACGCTTAATAATAATATCCTGATGAGCACCGATGGGTTGAAGTTGAACTGTAATACTCTCTTCATGTACTAAATTTTTCCAATACTTTGGAAGGACAATGACTTTCTCGTTTTTTACACGACCACGAACATAGACTCCAACTTCAGGTCCCTCAATACATGCATACCGAAGACGATGATCATTTCTTGATGGATGTGGAATATCGAATGGTTTCGGTTTGCCATCTGCCTCCTGGTGTCTCGCTTCTAACCTTCCTTTTGATAGACAATCGACAGAACCAGTGACATAAACATCACCATCAACATACAAACTATCAACTGTCGATCCACCACTAAGTTTTAACGCATTTGGTGTCTGATCATTCCCAGTAATTAAAGTATTTCCAACTTGATTTAAGGCATATGGTGTTCCATCATCACCATTAAGGAACATGTTTCCATTGACCCACATAGATCGGTCTGCAGGTTCACAGTCCTCATCATCATTTTTAGTTCTAGCCACCATCAATGTGGCTTTATTCTCAACAACCTCTGTAGGTCCACCAATAACAACTGGTCCTTCTATACCAGCAGAACCATTAATTCTAGTATCACCTTCATTAATAGCAGGAAAGATACCAGTTCCAATTTTAAGTTGACCACCAATGTTAACATCGTCCATGTTAAATGACATTTTTTATCTCCTAAACTTGATTTTGCTGTTCTTGATACCTTTGACCCCCGACCTTAGAGTCTTTAACTGAAACTGCATCGGACACTCCACGAATAATAGATCCATATATTTTTAATGTGCTATTAGCAATAACTTCGGTGATACCAGCAGAACATATTTTAGTGTTTATTTTTGATGATGCTATAATCTTCTTTGCATCAGCAGAAATAGTTTCTGTAGCTTCCAGTTTGATATTGCCTTTGTCTTTGGATGTCCCAACGGCAAACAGTTCAATATCTGTTGCCTGCATTCTTATTTTACCATTAGTTGCAATAATGTCAATGTTGCCATTCTTGGCATTGATCATAAAGGTATCTTGTTCCTCTGTATTCGCACTACCACACTCAATTTGAAAGTTTCCTGGACACGCCGACGTAGTCCAACCCTTTCTCTGGCCATCTTTGTCCATGGCGAACCAATGCTCACCATCAGATGCTTGCAACATAACGTCTGCTGTTACATCACCTCTCTTATGAATGTGTCCAAAAGAAATATACCCATGGTCATTTCCGAAATCGGTAGCGGTAAAGTTCTGTTTAATATTATTACCGCCACTTGTCCTATCATTATTTGTATTTGGGGATGTTGGCATCTCTGTATGATAAAGTATGTACTATTTAACTGCCTAGACTAAATTGTCTGGAGTTCCTGGTATATTAAGACGTGGGTCATTGTTAGTAACATCAGTACCCTGTCTAGGAATAGCAGAAGGTGCTGTAGTGATTTCAGCATCGATGCTCTCCTGAAGGGTAGCATATACTGGAATGAGTTCACCAATAGTCTCAGAGATACCAGCATAACGAACACCTTCTTTGATAAAGACTTGACCGTAGTATGGTTTGCCGTTGACATATCCAGTCTGCTTAAGACCAACCAAATCTGTAACCTGAAGAATATCCTCAAAGTCTTCTGGAACAATGATTGGTTTAAATACAGGTCTTCCTCTGAAACCAATTCCAGTATCAGATGGCATTGTAATATTTGGATACTCTGTATATCCAATTAGTGGTCTATTAACAGGAATACTTTCAACTGTTCCAAAGGGACCAAGTTTTGGTGTTAAAGGTTCTCCATTGACTAATACAACATCATCAATACTATAGTTAATACCTTTCGCAGATGGTATGACTTCAACAAGTTGTAAAGTAACAGGATATCCATCTCCAGGTGGTTGTGGATAACCTTGACCAGGTTCATCGGCAACAATTCTTGTAACAACACCTCTACCACTTATAACTTTTGGACAAGGTGGAGGTATCAAAATTGCTGAAGCAGCAATAGGATTATCCTGCCAAGACTGAGAATTTGTAGAAATAACAATATCTTTACTAATTTTTAACGCTACACTAGCAGGAAATTCAAATTGCGTGACCGTGTCTTCAAGTTCAACTCTAATATCATAAGAACCTTGTGTTAGATTTACAAAAGTAGATGTTGGTCCACCAATATATGATCTTCTTGTATCTGTAGCAAGTTTATCATCAATATACAGTACAGCATTGTTAGAAGCCATCATTTCAATGTTGTAGGTTCCATTCTCAAAAAAGTTTACATTTTTCCAAATAAATGTCCTAGTTTCAGAATTTTCAGATGACTCTGATCCAGATGTCTCTGATCCAGATCCAAGAAATCCAGTGAGAGCACTACCTCCACCACCACCATCATCGTCGTCATCAACAATCGGAGTTATGTTGTGGTCATTCATCCAAGTGCTCCATCTACTATTTTTAGTTTTAGAAACGGGTGGACCTTCATAAGTTACACCTTGAGTTGAGACTTGAGGTGCAACATTATATGTAGAAAATGTTTTTGTATCATTTCCACTCGTGCCTCTTTGATAAAGAACTACACCACCAATTTCAATACTGTTTACAGCTTGTCCAGCAGTATTTGGATTATCATCCCACGTTAACTTAACAGTAATATTTCCATTTCCATCATATAATATTTTCTTACCATCATCAGAGAATCTGGCATTATTTGTGGAAGATTTAATAGCAAATGTAGCATTGGTATCATCACCAGCACCGTCTTTTAACTTTACAGTATTGCCACTGACAGTTAACCTTTTATTTGCAGCATTCAATCCACGATAAGAAATATCTACTGCACCTTCAGTTAAGTCTGCTACTGCACCTGATGAAGAACCCCAGTCTTTAGTACTGAATACTTTTTTTCTTATAATGTTATAGTTTTGAGCATCAAAATTTGATACTTCAACAGTAATTGTGTGCGGTCCTTGTTCCAATAAAATTTTATTGGTTGATGGAGAGGTGCTTTTAAAACCTTCAAGTTGATAAACTTCAGTACCATCAACAAGTATTCTTCCTTGATTGTCAGCAGTACCCTTCAATCCATAATATCCACGATAGGGAATATTGATATCCCAACTATTAATATATTTGACACCAGCACCATCAGTTCCTTGTTCTGCTCTAGGTGGTATTGGAGAAAGAGCAAAACGATTTGTAAAGTCACTCCATCTTGAATCATTTACTGGATACCATCTCGTAGATGAGTTAGAAGAACGAGTTGACCATATTGGATTATTAGGACATCTCCCTTCACTAACAATAGGAGGTTCTTGTGGGGGTTCAGGTATGGGAGCTTCAATAGTTAGAGCAACACCCATTGGATTTTCTTCCCAACTTGTCGTAGAAATAAATGATGTGTCGTCTGCAAAATCGTCAGAAGTAATTCTGATTGCCAGTGCCATTGGGTTGATACCTTTTACACTTGCTGGTTTGATATTTTTAACTCTAATAAGTTTTAACTCACCATTTATATCAAAACCATTAGTAGCATTGTCATCAAATAAAAGAGATCCAGAAGGAGAAAGTTGCACACCAGCGCGAGTTGACTGTCCACTGATTGTAATAGGATAAGTTTTTCCTGCCTCAAACGTAGCAGTGCCTGTGATAACTTCTTTTTCTTTATACCCAGTAGCAGTTCTACTTCTTTTTAATGTAACAGATTCTCTGCCTGTACCAATTTTAACTTGAGACAGAGAACTACCAGATACACCCGTAGCGTCATCCATTCTCAATGAAAAATCAATGTCTGCTGTACCAGAACCTCGAACAATCATTTCATATCCACTACCAACCCTTCTGAAACGAGCACTAATAGTAGATTTCTTAGCAGTAGACCCACTATCAAATGAAAATCTGCCACCAGGTTCTTGAACCAAATCAGCAATTATTTTATGCTTTCCTTTTCTAAGGAATTTTTCATAAGAACTTTTTCCTGAACTCTTACCGTTTGGATTAAATCCTTTCTTGTTAATAACAATAGCTTCTCCACCACTACCAGTAGTTTCCTTTATAGATTCCACAACGGTAAGTTCTACTGAATCATCAACTTCAACCTCAATATTATAATTGCCATCAGCAGGAACTTCAATGTTATCCCATTGAATACGATGCGTTCCTGCATATGGATTATCTTCTAATGGTTTTCTAGTATCAAATGGGCAAACACCATATTCATTCAAGAAACTACCACTACCATATACATTTGTTCTCCACAATCTTCTGTTCGCACTATTCATTGCATTAACAGTATCAAAAATGACACCATTATTATTAGTTCTAGAAAGGGAAGAAGAACCATTGGGTGGTGTAGAATTTACACCTGTTACTTCAACAGTTATTGTTTTCTTGCCACTTCCTCCTCTTTGTTTGATAATTTTACCACCAATCTCAATACTATCTACTGCCTGTCCAGCAGTATTTGGATTATCGTCCCAACTATATTGAATATTAATACTACCATTACCATCATATAATATTTTTTTACCATCATCACTAAATTTAGCGTTTACAGTTGAAGATTTGATTCTGAGTACGCCATTGATATCATTACCAGCACCGTCTTTTAAATTTACACGATTTCCATCTTTAACATCTAATCTTTTATTAGCAGTATTTAATCCACGATACGAAATATTTAATCCAGTTCCTGTAGTTCCTGCAGGTTCATTGTTAAGTTGTACTGGCTCTCTATTTTTTTGTGTTGTAGGAGTATTAACAAGGTCAACTTTAATTTGATGAACACCTTTAGTCAAAGGAATGCTAACTGTATTAGGTGCTCCCTTGAATATATTGATATTCATTATCTCACTATTATCAAGATAGACTTTACAGTCATTATCACACATTCCATTAAAAGTATATGTACCTCCAAAGGGGAAATCTTCTTCCCACTCAAAAGTACACACTCTACCAGCAAAGTCACTGCCAGGAACATTTGACATCGATACTGGCGATACAGCATACTGATTCATAAATTCATCATTCCAAGCGGGATGAGTTACATCAAAAACAGTACGATTTGTTTGATTTCTGAAACTTACTTTCAGTGGTGCTTCTTTTCTAGTAGTCCAAAACGGTCCGCTAGCATTCTGAGCCAAAAACTCCTGAAATTGTTTTATTTGCTGACCGATAGGGTCTCTTTGAAGTGATGCAAAGAGTGTGGGGTCCCAAGAACCAGTCCTGTTTCCATTTGCATCAAATGTATTACCATATCCTGGAAGTTCTGGACCAAAAATATATTCTTCAAAGTCCTCTTCCGAATCATAATATTGTACAAAACTCACGGCAGTTCCAACAAATGCTTTTAATACAGCACCTGAACCCCTCCCGCGATCATCAACAAGTTTTACTTGTGGAGCAGTTTTATATCCAAATCCTCCTCTTACCACATCAACAGCAAGAAGAGAGCCATCTCTACCAAAGATAGGATTACCAACGGCACCAACTCCTCCACCACCAGTAATTTTTAATATTACTGGATATGCTTTTTTAAATGCATTATTAGAACCACTACTACCACCAGGGCCAGTACCACCTCCGCCAGTGCCAATAAGAACATCTCCTTCATCTAAAATAAGATCATCTGGACGAAGTCCTTGAACACCATCACAAGTTGATGTAGAAGCACTATCTGATGGCAGAATATCCTCAGGCGTTAGAGCATTGACTTCATTAATTGTAAGATATCTTGTTCTATCTCTAGTCTCAAGAATAAAAATACTTCCAGGATTTAATGAAGCATATTTATTAGCCTCGGCAATCGTTACACCTTTAACATATCCTCTCTCAGAGTCGATATATCCGAGCCTAATATCATTAGTAGTAGCAGCGCCAAAAAGATTGAACGACATTATTGACTATACTTTGTCTTCATATTGTATATTTATTGGATATCCAGAGCATCGTCAAGACCAGATCTATCACCTGCCTGAGATCTTTCAAGTTCTGCGTCAATCTCCGCACCAATCGGATCAACAGAGTTTTGAGAAGAAACAAAGTCTTTTTCCTCTTGAGCGATTTGTTTTGTTTCAGAGTTAGACTCACCAACCTCAAGATCTTGAATTGGTTTCTCTGCTCCTGCTGTTTTATTGTTAACGTCTGGAGTTCCTTTTTGTGGTTCTATGAAAGGTTCTCCTTTGGCAGATTCAGTTGCATTCTCAGAGTTAACAGCTTCATCAACTGATTTATTACTTGGTTGATTTGCAGATGACTGAGCATCTCCACCGGAACAAAGTGTATAATAGTCGTTTATCGCTTCACTAGGAGCGAGTTCACATCCAAATACATTTAGAGAAATATTACTAAAAGAAAGTGCCGATGTAATACTACCACCAATGTCGGGAATAGAAGTGCTGATGTCAGCAAATGATGCGCTGACTCCTGACATCTTTTCAGTAACGTCCTTCAGATATGCATCTACATTAGCAACCATATTTGCATTCGCTTGTTCAATTTGATCTTTAGAACCACTTAATACGCTACTAACAACTCCTTCACAATAGCACATTGGAACCTTAGGAATTGTGGTTGCTCCTGGACGACGACCTTCTTCATCTTCACCATTAGCAACTAAGTCACGAACCTGTTTCTCAAGACCTGGCAAGTCTAAAGTATCACTAAGAGTACCTGCGACTGTTTCTGTTAAATTATCAGTGAGGCCGCCATAGAGACATAAGGTAAGTTCTGTAAGAATTTCTTTCATATCTGCAAACTGAAATCTCAAACTAGATGGCAGAGCAGAAACTACTTTATTCATTGCTTTATTAAACACCTTCGTGGCATATTCCATAACTTTATCGTATATGATTTTCATATACTTTGCTATCTCTGCAGAGAAACTAGTAACAGCAGACTGAATGTTTTCGATAACATTACTTACAGCATCAACATAACTTTGAAGTGATTGCAAATACTTGTCAATTTTCTTTGTGAGATTATCAATGGCAGTCTGTATGCCTTTCATTGCAGAGTCAACTATTTTATCTGGATCTGGTTTTAACATCACAATCTTTTCATCACACTTCTCCTGTCGTTTGACATCAGCAGAAGAAATATTATGCACACTGTCTGCATTTTCAAAGGTAGCTCCAGGAGCAGGTGCTGCATTTGGACCTGCCTCACCACCACCAGAGTTTTGTGCTGGTTGTTTAATTACTCTATCAGAGTCTGGAGGCACTTCTCGACTACTTCCAGCTTTCTCTTTTGTACCTGTAGCATAACCACTCTTTGCAATGCTACCTGGTTGAGTATCTGTAACTGTATCTGCAACTGTACTATTCTTTTGTGCTAATACTGTTTGAGAATTATTGCCAAGGATTCCCATGATAACAGGAACTTGTCTTTCTTGACCATCAAGAAAGAAACCAAACACCATATTTCCTTGACGGAGTTGTGATGTCTGTCTTGCTCCTCCTTGACCACCACCAGCAGTGACAGGATACATGATCTGTGCCCATGGCAACTGGTCTGATGGAATAGTTACCTCACCTTGGTCATGAAGACCAATGATTCTTACCTTATATCTTCTACCCCACCCAGGAATACTGTTTTTATCCTCAAATTTTCCGGCACTAATATTTTCCCTCCAGGTGGAGTCGTCAGCAATTTGACCAACCCACCAAAGAAAACTTCCTCCTAGAAATCCAGGATTAAATAGTGCTCCAGATCCTTCCATTAATCCTCGTAAATTCTACACTCATCCGCTTCTGGATTTTCATCACAATACATTTCAAATGCTGTTGGATCGTGATCATCATCAGGATGATTTGCTTGATACTGTTCCAGATGATCAAGTTCATCTGCTACATGACGACGCATCTGTGGAGAAAGTGTTGCGTTCTCCAGCATGTCTTTGTCATCATTAATGTGTTGTTGAATGCTTCTGTCTGACATAATAGTTTACCTTGATACTGGTTTTCTTCCGATAGAATCTCTGGATAAGTTACATCTTGTGAATGTAGACTTAGAAGTTATTGTATGGCAGATATCAGTTATAATATATAGTCCACCATCTTGGTCATCTGGTTTTGAAGTTTTCTTTTCTTGAAGACCAGGAACATCTAAGTGCATCATATCTCCTGCATGAAGTGCAAAGTTACCAGGGATAACAATGTCTGCTTGAGCGGAGAAGAACTGATTATACCTCATAATAGCCTGGTTTTCAATCTCAGCACCTTTAAAGTTTTCTTCTTGTGACTTTTGTATCTGCTGGTCTGTGTCACCAGTTGGTAAAGTTCCTTTATCTATTAAACGATAAGTCGTTCTCGTAAAGTCTTCATTTTTTCCAGGTCTATCAAACTCTTTATTTCTAAGTTTACTTGAGAGTGCTAGTCCTTTCTTTCCAGCAGTTTTTAAAGCATCCTCAGTATCATCTGTTTTTGGATTGATAACTTCATAAAAACAATTGAATGGATCAAATATAACTTGTCGTGTTGATAATGCACCCATCTTCATCTTTTCTTGAACGTTTACATTATCCTTTTTATTATACTCTAAAGTCTTAAAGTCTTTCCCTTCGGGAAGACTGCCGCCACCGGTGTCAGGTGTTTCATTATAAATTGTCTTTGCCTTTGGTTCTTGATTCATCAGGCCATCAATAGACTTAAGAAAAAAACCTTCTGATGTTTCATAGAAAAGGTATCCAGCAGTCTTACCGGGAGTTTGATTCTCTGCAGAGACAGACTTCTTACATAAGTTGCTAATGAAATAGAAAGGTTTAGTATTATTACCAGTGATGTTCAAGTTATTGGATGTTGGTTCAGCATCCAATTTCTTTTCAGATTCAAGAATCTCTGTAAGGACTGCTTGAATATGATCAGATGGTTTCCCATCATATCTTGCTTTCACTCTTGTTTTCTCATTCATAAGATATTCTTTTGATACCAAATCAATAGATAAAATAGACTTTTGAGTTGAGTTAGAGATAGGAGTAAATTTATTCACATATAACGTGACAGATATTTTATTCTTTGCGTTATCTTCAAACTCTAGTTTCACCTGCTCCTCACCAACTAAAGGCAGTCCATCCCTCACACTCTTCCCATCAACACTAGCACCACTATCAACAAACGTAAAATGAGCCGTGACAGTATCACTCATTACGCTTTCGCGGTAGACAAGTTGGCTAAAACCACCAAGCAAACTTACAGACTTACCCGTAGAGTTGGAGATTATATCCAACTTAGTTACATTAGATGGTTCTGTACCTTTGGTTGCTACTTGGACGTTCATTCTTTAACTACCTCTTCTTGTATTTAACCTTGGAAATCCAAGAACTCAGAGAAGTTCTGAGGACTGCCTGCTGATGCGAAATTCATCATGGACGATGAACCATATTGAGGTGCTGACTGTTGAGGTTGGGGTGGATCAGATTGAGGAACTACAATAGTCTGCCCTGCTCTTGGGTCATATGATGTATATTGTTGAAGTGCCTCTCTAATTCCTTTTACATCCTTCGCCTGGTTCATTGCCAGTTGCAGTCCAGGAAATACCTCCTCGATTGCTTCGCTGGAGTCAGCATCTGTAACAAATTCAGTTCCGCCAAGGTTGGCAAACAGACCTTTACCAATAAATCCACCCTTGTCCTTTACCTCAATATGCATATGAGTTGGATGACCATGACTACCAGGGCCTTGCTTTTGACCTGGAGAATACATACCACCCCAACTATCATGAATCAACATCTTAATGGCAGGATTATCTTGGAGAGATGTTAAGACGGAACGATATCTGGCTTTGGAATCTTCAAGAGATCCTCTCCAATCCGTTACATCAATAGCTCTACCATCATAGTGCCCTGCTCCTTTGTGGACATTGGATACAGATCCCTCTCCAGGTGTATATGTTCCACCAGAAGCAGTAGGAGTTTTAGTAAAGTCTGGGTGCTCTGCAACAGAGAATCCTTCAGAGATTAAGTCCTTACCAATATTAACAATATTAGAACCACTGACACTAATGTCTCCACCGTCAGAGCTAGTGGTGGGTTGTCCACCGTCAGAGCTAGTGGTGGGTTGTCCATTATATGCAGATGAAGGTGGTGTAAATGATTGTCCTGTTGATTCTCCAAGTAATTTTTTCCAGTCTTGTGGGATGCTAGATGGTATGGGATCAGTTTTTCCTTTTTGTTCTGCATAATGATAAAAATTTCCTTTTTTATCAAACATAATATCAGTGGCTCCCATGTATTGTCCCATGCTACTGACTGCCTTAAAGTCAGTTCTACCATTCAATTTCTTTAATGCTTCAACAATTTTACCTTGATTATTTTTTAATTTTTCAGCAAGTTTTGGATCTCTATATGCCTTACCACTGAACACTGCCTCAAATTGGCCAGGAGCAGTGCCAACTCCCATAATTGTATTTGGATACCTAGGATCAGCAACTCTATTCAGAACTGCAGCAGCAACACCATATTCATCATCAGTATTTCTGAGTGCTTCATGACTAACAATGAAGGCAAGATCACTAAAGTCTTGATCTGTCATGTCTTTCAAAGAACCACCACCAGACCCAAGAGATGTTATCGGTGCTGTACCCGTACCAGTTGAGGGGTCACTAGATCCTTTTGCTTTATCCAAACTAGAATCTCTATCACCAATCTCAAGTGGTTTTTTCTTAGCAAAGAATGTATCATATAACCACTTACCTGCTACATCACCAGCAAGAGCACCCAATGCGCCACCAACAAAGTTTCCTGCAAAAGGAATGATAGATCCAGCAGTAGCACCAAGAGCACCAAAGATAGTAGAACCAATAGCAGCAAATGCAGCTCTGCCAACTGGTTCTTTGAAAACAAAGTAATTAAGAGCAAAGTCAATTAGTCCACCAATAATTGGTATTCTCTTTACAATAGGACTAATAAATTTTTTGACAAATTTTAATGTTGCTTTTGTTCCACCTTTTCCTAAAGTCGCAACTAAACCTTTTCTGGCAAGTTTAGTAGCGGCAGATCTTCCTGCGGGCCCAGCAACTTTTTTTGCAGCAGATTTGCCACCAAGTCCACCAAGAGATTTTGCCCCCAAAGCGAATGCTAATGCTGTAATAGCAACTTCAACTGCTTTCATTATCTTGACAAAGGCACCCTCCAAATTTTCACCACCAATATTTTTGAGAGTATTTTTAGTCCAATCATATGCTCCATATGCAGCATCAACAAAGGTAGCAAAACCGTCTATTAGTTTAATACCAACATCAACTAAAAACTCACCTATAGGAGCAATAAAGTTAACAATCTTAAGTAGTTGTGGAATGTATTCAACTAGTCTTACTGCAAAGAAACCTAGAATGGTATTGGTAATAAAGTTTGATATCCAACCAAGAAGTCCCATGCGTGGTGCAGAGGGCATCTTTACTTTCGTTTTTTCCTTTGTTTTTTTAGTTTCTAACTTTGTTTCTTGTTTCTTTCTAGAAGCACGTTGCTCCTCTTTTTTCTTATTCTCTTGTTCTTTTTTCTCTGCTGCTAATGTTCCCTTTAAAATACTTTTAATTTGAATAACATTCGCATTAATAGATTCAAGAGGATTAGTAGATGCTGAAGAGGTTTCTTGAGAGCCACCTTGCAATGCAGGAGGTACAGAAACCATAGAAGTTTTTGGTCTTACTGCTAGAGCACCTCTCTCACCACCAACTTCTTGTCCGCCAGGTTTCGTTTTACCTGGTTGCATTCTGGTCTTACGACCTATCAGTTTAGAAGCAGCGGCTCTACCACCCTGCCTCGCTAGTGCTCCGCTGCCTACTCTTAATCCTGCTCCTAGTAATGCTGGTAATGCCATATCTTACTCCTTAGAACGGCATTGAGATGCCAAAGATTTTAAACTTGTTCTCATTACCATTACCAGTTGGTTGTGCCTCAATATTAGATCCACCACCGCCGCCACCAGCGGAAGAATCTCCCCCTTGAGGAGCAGGTGTAGATACAACATTTACCTTTGGTTCCTGTGGTGGTGGAGGTGGTGTCGTCTTAGGTGGTGTTGTTTTTAACTTTACTTGACTTTGTTGTGCTTTGAACTTTTTAAAGTCAGAGAATCTCATACCAAAATCATCAAGGTCACTACCACCTCTGACTTTTTCAAACAGAGGATGGTGCGGATCATTCTGAATCATATCGTATTCTGCTCTTAAAGCAGCATCACCTTGACTTAATTTTTCTGGACTGTTCATCCCCATAAGTTTTTGTTGACTTTGTTTCAGTTTCTCTTTCTTCGCAGCAAGAGCATCAATATCTCTTTGTTCTTGTGCTGTCGGTTTGCCAATGTTTCCATCAACAACTTTTTGTCCTGGTGCGGGTGCGGGTGGTTTTCCCATACCACCAAACATACCACCAAACATACCACCAAAAAGTCCACCTGGTTTGCCGCCACCAGGAATTATATCACCACTCTTAACTTTATTAAATTGCTCTGCAGATATTTTCTTACCATTTCTGGTATACTGCATGTCAGATGTTTGTCCACCTGCTTTCTGCGCATCCAATCGTGCCAATGCTTTCTGCGCTTGCGGTGACAGATTTTCTCTACCAACCACTCTACCTGTTGGCACTATCTTTGACTGTGGTTGCGATTGTGGTTGTTGGGACGAGTAAGTTTTATTCAGTTTTTCTTGCAACTTCTTAGAGTATGCCCCAGCACCATGTTTTGCATCGTAATCAGCAATTCTTTGAGGATTGGTAGATTGCATCAATTCACTATGACGTTTTGATGCCTGTGCTGTAACATTTGCAGCGGCTGCTGACTGATCGGATGCTTTAACTACCGAATCAGCAGCTGCTTTAAAACTTTGCATTGCTTCTTGATATTTTTTAGCACCAGATCTTCCCATAGGGAACTCACTTCTCTCTGGTTTCTTTGGACTCTCTGGTATCTTCCCACCAAATTTGATATATCTTGCTCTCTCTGCTTCAGTAAATGCTTTCGGAGTAAACTTACCTGTTACAGGATTTAATTTGCCTTGAATCCCATTCTTAAGTGCAAGAACTTGACGAGGTTTGATTGCACTTGATGGAATGGAAGGTGATGATGATTTCTTTTCGCCATTAGGGTCAGGAGTTCCTCTCTTTCCAAGGTGTCTTTTTGCTCTCTGTCCTCCAACATAACCACCAACAGAGGCATATACTTTATTACCTACTACCTTTGGTTGATTTGTTCCTCCACCAGCAGCATTCATTGCCTCCAGTGTATCTACACCATACTTTTGAACGGCACCTTTACTCATAACAAACTCACCATCGGTAAGCATTGCTGGAATCTTATCAGTGCCCTTGGCACCGTTTACCTTACCACCACCAGAGAACAAACCACCCATTGGTGATCCAGTCATTCCACCAAAATCTCTAGTATCATCCATCTGAGACTTATCAGGATTCTCTGGATCTTTTACAACTGCTGTTCCTTTTTGGTTCTGCGCTATTGCAGCAGCACCAAGAGCACCAACACCAATAGCAGCTGCTGCAAGAGGATTTGCTTTTGCAAACTTTGCTGTAGCTTTAAGCAATCTGACAGAACCTTTAACCAAACTAACTGCAAATCTAGTGGCAAACCTACCAATACTTGTTCCAAACAACAAGTATGCTGCTAAAAGTTTTAGTCCATGATCTTTAAAGAAACGAATAAGAGATGAAACTTTCTTTTGATTCTCCTCTTTACCAAACCAATCTATAAATTTAACAAGAAATCTTCCTATGAGAATATTTAAGAAAAAATCAAATATTTTTTCAAGTAAGGACTTAACAGGGGCAATCATTTTTTCCGCTGTCTTTCCTAAAATACCAACGCTTTTTTCTAGGTTAGATTCCTTTAGGTTTCTATTTGCTTGCTCTGCTTTTTTTCTATCAGAACTTGCTGCCTTTTGTTTTTGTTTGTACTGTTGTTGTAGAATGCCTGCAATATCCGAAACATTCTTTGCAATATTTTCTAAAAGATTTGGAGCCTTTGCTGATGTAGTTCTCCTTTTCTTTTGTTCTTTCTCTTCCTCTGCTTGAGGTTTTTGATATGGAACTAATGCACTGGTCGGTAATGCTTTTGGTGGTTTAACTTTATTTTTAATAGTTCTAACATTATTAGCAGTTATTTTTGTCTTTCTTACATTAATCTTTGGGCCTGCTTTTCTCTTCTTTCTTACTTTTAAGATTTCTTGCTGAAGAACAGAGATGCGTGGATCATTGGGGTTCGTAATAGTTAACGCATTGGTTGCTTCAATCAAGGCGCTAAGATAATCCTCCTCCATAGAGAGATTATCCAGGTCTACACCCATCTCTAAGAGTATTTCTATTGGATCGGTACTAGTCCTAGATGCCATTTTGTTGCTGTGCCTTTAACTTCTCTTCTTCAAGATGCTGTTGAAGTAACGCGACATAAATGTCACGTTCCCATGGTATCAAATTTTCAATCTCAGTTAATGAATATTTATGGTACTGTATCAAGGCAAAATTAAGTCTGTAGTAACTCTCCAGACTCATGTGTACCAGGCCTATGCGAAAAAAGATGCCAGACCCTCAAGAACAACATCACTCTTCACTTTAGTTTTTGGATTAGTAACAGAAATAGTATGTGAAAGTTTAGGCATCGTCTCAAAGAATGTTTCAATACCTTTAAACTGTGATGAGTTCATCTGTTCCAAGAAGTCAGAGAGTTCTTTCTTAGTGCAATCTGCTGCTGCCCATACATCTTCTTCTGTACAGATAGATTCAACACAAGCTGCAATTAATTCAAATGATTGATCCATTGCATTTTGATCTTTGAAATCAAAGTTATTTTTAATAAACTGATCCAAAGATGGATACTTCATAATCAAAGTGATATTATTATCAATTTTGATTTCCTTAGTATGCTTATCATTTTTCTGAACTTTAATTTCATCCAAATCAATATTCACACTAATCTCAGTCTCTCCATCATCAGGTGCAATGATGTTGACATCAACAGTTTCTCCAACAGACTTGCCACGAATGTTGAGGAACAGGTATTCAATATCAAATGTAGGTAATGACTCTACTTTGATTCCCTTTGTGAGAATACAGTTCTTGATGACTGTTTTAATTGCATTGGTGATCTGTTTTGTATCTTCACTCTCCAATGCAATGACAAGGACTTTTTCTTCCTTTACAAGAAAAGGTCTATATTTGATTTCTTGTCCTGTAGATGGCAACTCAAGTTCATAAGTTGGCGTAGCAATCTTTGGTAAAGGCATAATGTCTTATAGATTTTTTCAGTGTGATTATTTAGATGAGATTAAATAAAATTATTATCGCACATCTTTTCTAACAATGTAACGAATGTATGACATTGATACCGTACATTTTAAAAGAGATGATGCATCATAACTAACAGGCATCGATGTAATTGCTGTTGGAAATGATCTAATAAAAACGTATCTAAGTTCATTTCCAGTTGGTTTATATTCACTACTAGGTTCATACCCTAAAACTGCAGGGTCTGAAGGTGCATAACTGTCGTTTTCAAACTTGGTGATTGTAAGACCTTGGTCTGAAGTATAGTCGTCAGCGTAATTCATTCTGTAATGATATGATGCGCTACTCTGGTCTGCAAGGTTAGTTCCAGCAATATAATCTATCCATGCCTCAAAAAACTTGACAGGTAAATACTGTTCACTATTTACATAGAATGTAAGATCAATCTTACCATCAAACATTCTTCTATGAGCATGTTTCTCAGTTACACCAGTAAAGTCACTATTAATTTCAAGCGTAGCAAGAGACGAACCTGGAAGTGATGCTTCGCAACATAACATATTTAATGTTCCTTGCTGAGTGGCTTCACCTGTGGTAAATTCAACTCCTCTTGCTGAAAGATATTGCTGAAAATCAGAACCAGAAGGAATTCCAATCTCAACATAAAAATTAGATGTTGTGGCAGGTCTTAATAACTTACTTTTAAACTCTTGAACAGAAACGGTCCTTGCCATCTATAAATAGTTTTTACCTTATATAGTATATATGGGAGAAAGTGTAAAGAGTAAATATAAACCATCATACCCAAGTAAATACAAAGGCGATCCAAATAATATTATATGTCGTAGCAGTTGGGAACGCAAGTTCTGTAGATATTGTGACTTGAATGAAAGTGTAATATCTTGGGGGTCAGAAGAGTTTTGGATACCTTATCTATCACCTGTAGACAATAGAGTTCATAGATACTTCCCAGACTTTATCATGAAGATAAAAGAAGATACTGGTAAGATAAAAACATATGTGGTTGAAGTCAAGCCAAGAAAACAAACTGTTCCACCAAAGAAACCAAAGAGGCAAACCAAGTCTTATCTATATGAGTGTAAAACATATGCTGTGAACCAAGCAAAGTGGAAGGCAGCAGTTGAGTTCTGCAAAGATCATATGATTGAGTTCAAAGTTATCACAGAAAAAGAACTAGGAATCAGATGAACCGCATCTTACCAATCAAAGAACAATTAGAAGCAGAACCCGACCAGGAAGAACAAATGATTTTAATTATGGATGCGTTGAGTAATACGGTTGAACCAATACCAGAGGTTGGGAAGTTTTATACTTTCGTATACAACGCTAAGACCTATGGAATATCATACGACCAACATCCTCTGATTGCTTGCACTGAAATACTTCCTTGGGGATTCAGAGGTTTAAACTTTCACCTTAGAAAAAACAGACAATACACTTGGAATGAATTAGCAGGTCAACTTTATGTCGTAGAATACGAAGAACTAGATGACCTTATATCAGTGCAATATGGAAAAGAGGTACTAAATAAATAAAAAGAACCATATGTAATGGCATCGGCATCTAGTAGCGTAGCACCAGTAAAAGTTTCAGAAAAACAAGGTAGGGCATCGCAAAAAAGTGTGCAAAAATATTATAAAACAGAGGTCACTACTCTAGCAGACGGTAGTGTTAAGAGAGAGACTTTTAGAACTGACGCGCAAGGAAATAATACAGTAAAAATTAATGAAGTTACGGCCGATAAAAATGGAAACATCACAAATGATACAACACTGTCAACTGCTACAGAAGGAGAGAGGAAAGCATTACAAAATCCAGATTCACAATTAAGATCATCAATAAGAGATCAAACTAGAGAAGCAGGAGATGAAGCAAGAGCAAATTCAGTAGACCCTGGTGGCGATAAAGCAACTGATAAAGCAGGTGGTGGTTCAGGAAATAACGCTAAGAATCCAGAACAAGGTGACTCACAATCATCACCAGAAGCTGAAAAACCAGCACCACCACAAAACTTAAGATATCCTGCAACCATGGCAGAAGACCAGGATGTCATTCAGTTTACTGCTTTAACATATGAAGCAAAGGAAATTAAAGGATTTAGTTTTGGTGCAAGAGAAAGAGTCACTGTCGGGGGCGGAGGTCCAAGGTCTGTAGGGACAGTCACTCTTCCTATTCAGTCGGGTATCAAAGACAACAATGCTGCTGGTTGGGCTGACGATAAAATGAACCCAGCACAAATGGCAGCAGCAGGACTTGCATTAAAAACAATAGATGCTGGACCATCTGGATTTGGTGCCCAGACAAAAGCAATGTCTGGTAGTATACAAAAAAATCCAGAAGAATTTAAAGCAGCAGTTGGTGGAATATTTGCATCAAAAGCAGCAGGTGTTCAAAATTTAATATCAAGAACTGAAGGAAAAGTTATTAATCCAAACCTTGAACTTCTTTTTAAAGAACCATCACTGAGACCATTTAATTTTAGTTTTAGACTATCACCTAGAAGTGCTGCAGAAGCAGAGACAGTTGTTCAAATTATTAGATTCTTTAAAAAGAATATGTCACCACAAAAAGGTGATGGTGGAAGTGGTGGACCAGGCGCAAACTTGTTCTTAAAAGCACCAAATACCTTCCAGGTTCATTACCTTCTTGCAGGTGGCGAAGAACACAAATACATAGGTAGGATGAAAGAGTGTGCCATGACTGGTTTTCAAGTTGATTACACTCCCGAAAATAACTATGCAACTTTAAAAGATGGTTATATGACATCATATGTTATCACAATGACAATGAAAGAACTTGAGCCAGTATTCAGTGAAGATTACGATGGTGATGATGTTCCTACAGACGCAATAGGTTTCTAAAATGTCAGACTATTTCAATAGAGTTCCAGACTTTGAATATGTCAGTAGACTTCCCGATGCCAAAATATCGGACTACATTACTGTCAAAAATCTTTTTAAGAGAGGCAAAATCAGAGACGATATCTTTGAGAACCTTGCTATTTTTACAAAGTATCAAATCAAAGGTGATGACCGCCCTGACAATGTTGCACAAGACTTTTATGGTGACCCAGAATTAGACTGGTTAGTTCTCATGTCAAACAATATTATTAATATTCAAACAGAATGGCCTATGGTTGCAAGTGTATTTGAAAGTTATCTTTTAGATAAGTATGGTTCATATGAAAATGTTAATGCAGTTCATCACTATGAAACAACAGAATTAATAAACAGTAGTGGAATAACTCTACTGAAAGCAGGTCGTCAAGTTAGTTCCGACTTCTCTTTTAGTTTCTCAGACAATGGTGTACACAATACAGTATACCCAGTACAAGAAATTACAAACTATGTGTTTGAAACTAGAGTCCAAGAAAAAAATAGAAATATTTACTTATTGAAACCAAGATATCTACAAATTGCATTAGATGATTTAGAAACTATTCTAACATACGAAAAAGGATCCAGTCAGTTTGTGACTGAATCCTTGAAGCGTGCTGATAATATCAGACTGTTTGGCTAATCACTCTTCAGCAAGTTTCTGGAAGTAACTCAGAGCATCATCCTCATCAGAGTCTGCGGACTTAGTAGGGGTGATGTCAGGTGCATTGAAGTCTGCCTGAGGAGCAGAAGGACGTGATGCAGCCCAATCAGGTTGGAAGTTACCACGACTGTTGTCTTCATCAGCAGTCTCCTCATCATAACGAGCAGGTGCTTGCTTCTGACCCAGAACCATCTTCAGACGCTTGTCCAGATCCTCATAAGACTTGAACTGGTCAGGTGCAGTGACAGAAGCAAGAGAATACTGCTTCTTCCACACTGCCTCAAGAGCATCGTCATCATCAAGAAGAGGAGAAGGTGCTGCGAACTCTGAAGAATCATAGTTCCAGTAACCTGCAACTTTCTTCAGTTTCAGTTTAAAGTTAGCACCAGCCCAGAAGTCAAAGGGATTGATTGCAGTCTCGTCCTCATACTCAGGTTGCATTGCTTCCATGATCTTGTCGAAGATCTTCTTACCAAACTTATAGAGGAAGACACGACCTTCGTTCTGAGGATTTGCTTTGTCCTGCACAACATAGATGTTGGCATAGTAGGACAGTTTACGCTTCTGCTTACGAACAGTATCTTTGTCTGCATCAATGCCACTGTTCCACAGTTCGCGGTTATGTTCAGACACAGGGTCTTTCTGACCCAGAGTGGTCAGAGAGTTCTCGATATACCAACCACCAGGACCTTGGAAGGCATGGGAGTACAGTTTTGCCCAAGGAAGATCTTCACCTTCAGGGGCAGGGAGGAAGCGGATGACTGCGTAACCGTTACCAGTCTTGTCCATCTCTGGTTTCCAGAGACGCTCATCAGAGCCACCACCAGTATTGTTTTGCTTCTCAACTTCCTTAACCAGTTTAGCGGTCAAAGAACCAAGAGAAGATTGCTTTTTAAGATTAGAAAAGGACATAGGATTTTTTTAGATTAAATTGGATTTGGCTTGTGGTCTTTGTTATTCTACAGGTCAGAACCTGTTTCGTCAATTTGCTGTTTCATGACTTCCAACATCTTAGACATATTACTAAAGATCACATTCATATCGGTCCCTTTTGGGAGACCCATCATTACAGCAGACTCAAGGATACGATCCTTCATCACTTTCGCTTCGGGATCATCAGATAAACTCAATCGAGTATAGAGAACCTTCTGTTTATCCAGAAGTCTCTCTAGCATACCCACATGAAAGAGTTTTTCTTCCTTGTCCATCGATGTAAACTTAAAGACATTACCATAAATGTCTTCTTGTAACTCGCTGATCTCTGCCATCTCTGCACGGACGACATCGGAATCAAAGAAACTCATTCCTCTACGGACTCCTCTTCAGGTTCAGATTCTACTGAATTAGCAGCTTCAATTTGAGTCAGAGCATCAATTGCGCCAGTAACTTTATAGTAAGTGACACGAAGCTCTTCCATTCTTTTTTCAATTTCATCTTTCTGCTTTTGCAGATTTTCTAATGCTGTTACATTGTCAAGTGCCATGAACCATCTCCTTCAGAATTTTTTTGTAGTGGAATACGTCAATATTTAGAAAGGGTGAATACTTTTTAATTCTCAAACTTACGGTTTCCCACACAGGATCTTGTAACTGAGTATCAAAGTTTTTTCTGAACCCAAGTATTCTATCACATATAACTAGAGATTCAATAGAGATATCACCACCAAGATACTTCTTAAGAATCAGAGGGTGACCTGTCTTCAGAGAAAATACGGCATCAATTTGTTGGTCTGAAAGAAGTTCTCCCATCTCTTCCTTGAAGACATAAGAAAGGGATTGAGTTCTCTTTTTCCAACTCGTGTATCGACCTTCACCTTCGCGTATCATCTCTCCTATCCAAAGCTTACTTGGATCAGTGCAGGTGATAAAGTTCGATACAAAAAAGTCTACCACTTCTTTATCATCTTTGCCTCGTGCTAACTTCTCAAACCAGAAACGATCTTTTCTTTTATAGAAGGACTGAACAGTTGCACGACTCTTACCACAATATTTGTGATAGTCATACTTATCTTTCGTGAAGTGATTCTTCAACGCAAGATACTGTTTATAAGCATCAAAGGGCATCATGAAAAAAGTAAATGGTCAAATTTTTTGCCGGGATTTTTTTCCCCCAAAAATGGAATTAAAGAGGCAATTTGGCACGGGAACTTCTCTTCAGGAAGTTCAACTCCATTGCTTCATACTTAATCTTTTCCTTCAGTGGTTTAGATATTAACTTAGGAACGGACTCAAGGTCAATGCCATTCTGTTCACAGAAGTGAACAATAGCATCAATATAACTCATTTTTTCATCAGCATGAACAAGAGTTTCGATCTCCTGTGCAAACCGTGTGGGACAGAAGAATTTATTTTCTAGTGCTTTTTCTAGTTCATTCTCCATTCTCTGACCTAGTATTGTGAGATACAAATTCTTTAATATAACGTACTAATAGTTTAATATAGTCCCCTTTATTTCTTTTGTCAAATACTTTAACATCACCACCAGGTGTTACCATGATAGTGATGAGCTTCTTGACAGGGATACCAGTCAACTCATAGTAGGCAGCGGCATAGAAAGTTTCTTGAACGAAATAGTTTTCTAACCACTTCTCTGGTTTGATCTTTTCAGATGTTTTAAAGTCAATGACTGCCAGTTCTCCTTCGTACTCACCAATGCAGTCAACTCTACCAGCAAGGCCAAGGTACTCCGAATACAGAGTCCTTTCTATAGCGTGTATATTATTTATCTTGTCCAGATATGGTTTAGCATGATGAAACATAAACTGAGTTGCAGGTTTAAACTCTTCCCAGTTAATATCTTTGTTCCGCATATACACTTCAACTGCTTCGTGAAAGTCAGTTCCACGACTCGTTGCTTTCTTTGTAATACGATTTGCTTCTTCAATACCAACTCGCTTTCGCCAGTCAATAAAAGTCTGACGATTATAGAAAGAAGTAACTGACGTAATAGAAGGCACCCACTGACCATCGGGAAGATGGTACAAGCGGATGCCATTTGTTTCTTTCTTGTTTAATTCAAGTTCACCGAGATAATTATGATGAATAAAACTCATAAATTCAATTCCATTTTAGCAAGTAGATACTCTTTAACAAGACCAGAACGAACGATATCTTCTACACCAAACTCAATGATATCAACAGAAGGCATGATACGCAAGATCTTCATGAAGTCTGCAATACCATTTCTTTCTCTATCTTTAATGAGATCAGTCTGAGTTGCATCACCACAGAACATGATCTTACTATTCTCACCTGTACGGGTGATGATACTATCCAGTTCATGATAGTTCAGATTCTGGAATTCGTCAACAATGACGATCGCATTATCAAGTGTAGTGCCTCGAATAAAGCTCGTAGACCAGAATGAAATCGTTCCTTGTGCTTTCAGATTACCATACAGCATCTCAAAGTCCGAGTCTGTAGGAAGTTCAAACATATACTTTACCATATTCTTATAAGGAATCTGATAAAGCGATGACTTGTCTTCATGGTCACCAGGTAGGAAACCAATCTCTCTGGTCGCTACAAGAGACCTGACAAGGTAGATTTTCTCATAGGGTGTCTTCTCATCTAAAACGTCTCTGAGGGCGTTGTAGAGGGTGATAAAGGTCTTTCCTGTACCTGCACACCCATAAGCAACGACGTTCTGATCATTCTTGTAGCATCTGAAAAGTTCTTCTTGATTTTCTGTAAGAGGTTCAATCTTACGCATCAAGTCTGAGTTGATTGGTTTTTTTCTTTTCATTTGTTTATTAGACATTCCGAACGGAACTGGACTTTGAGTTTTTCTTTTTGCAGGCATACTTGTTTTTAGAAACTGTAATCACGATTTTTGCGGACGTTAGCTCCAGGTTGTCTGGATGCTCTATCTAGAATTTCATTCCATCCGCTAGAGTTTGCTTCGCCCTTGAACTGCATGTCACCGACTTCACCAGGGCTTGCACACCCAGCGGACCAGTCTTTGTCCCATTCAGGGTTGTCTTTTCTCCATTGAGAGTACTCAACCATTGTCATGGAGAGTTCTTTCTTTTCTTTAGTTTCTAAATTAATGACGGGGTATGTTGGCATAATCAATAACAAGGGGTAAAAATATTTATCAGACCCACTCCATTGCTTCAGCAACAGCAGGAAACTGTTCTTTGAATACATCTTTAGCAGCAAGTGCAATGTCCATGTGCTCTTTCTGTGTACCGTTTGCAGACCTCAAATCAATATAATGAATCCATGACCTTACAGAACCTGTCATATAGATTCTTGTTGGTGTGCAGAGGGGAAGCACCATGCGAGCACATTCCTTTGCCACGCCACGTCCAAGCATCTGTTTATACAGAGCCATGGAAGAGTCAAACAATGTTTGCATCTGAAGTTCCAGGCTCTGAACATCGAATGGATCTAGATCA